AGTTTATGTACATAATTATTTAGCTACAAGTGTAGCTCCAAATACTGTATTTTCAATTGAAGATTTTAGAAGTGGAGGCACTAAAGGTACTGTTTATCGCAGTTCATTAAGTGTTATTGGTTTATTTTAATTTTATCAATTAAATATTTTTTTAATTCGCTAAACTCTTTTTCTTTATATTCAGGAACTGCATCAATAATTGCATAATGAATATCCATAATATTTTTCATTAGTTCGCCTTCGCCTAAATCACGTTTAAGTTGATCTAACATAAACCTATTTTTTTTTGCACCACTAACATAACAAGTTAATCTAACTCCAAATGATAACATTTTAATACGGATGTCATCTTCATTATTTTTTCTACCCATTTTTATTTATAGTAACAATAATATTAATTAGACAAATTTAATAAATAATTTTGTAATATGGACTTTAAGTATATTAAAAACATTGTCGGAGAAGAAGCTACTATTTTGTTGTATGATCAAATAGGTGATTCAGTTGATGAAAATGGAATGTATAAAAGTGGCATCTCTGGTTCATCATTCGCTTACGAAATGCAATACTTACAAGATAAATGTAAGAAAATTAATGTTCGTATTAACTCAATCGGTGGCAATGTATTAGATGGTTACTCAATAGTTTCTGCAATACTTAATTCAAAAATTAAATGTGATACTTACATTGATGGTTTAGCTGCTAGTATTAGCGGTGTTATTGCAATGGCTGGAGAAAAATGTTACATGGCTGATTATGGCACTATGATGTTGCACAATCCAAAAGGTGGCAATGATGATTCTGTTTTAGCATTGGTTAAAAATACTTTAGTAACTATATTATCTAAGAGAACAAAATTAGATGAAGATACTATCAATAAAATGATGGATGCTGAAACGTGGTTAAATGCTACTGAATGTATGGAAATGGGATTAGTTGATGTTGTAGTTAAGTGTGATAAGAAAATTAAAATGAGTACCAATAGCCTAACTGAAATGGCTTTTATCTATAATAAATTAATAAATAAAAAACCCAAAATGGAAAAAATAACAAACATGTTAAATTTATCCAATGAAGCAACTGAAGTTGAAATTGTTGCTGCTATTGAAGATAAAGACGCAAAAAATGCAGAATTACTTTCTGAAAACGAAACTTTAAAAGCTCGTTTAAAAGAAATTGAAGATGCTGAATTAGCAAAGGTAGAAGCCGAAGCTAAAGAATTAGAAACTAAATCTATTGAATTAGTTGAAAACGCTATCAAAGCTAAAAAGATTGAAGAATCTGCAAAAGATGAAACTATCAAATTAGCAATTGCAAACTTTGGAGCAGTTGAAAACATGTTAAGTAAAATTAACAATGTTAAAGATGCTGTTAAAATCTTTGATGCTAAAAACATTGAAAACAAAGATACAAGAGCTGATTGGACTATTCGTGATTGGGAGAAAAAAGATGTTAAAGGATTAGAAGTAATCAAAAATGAAACTCCTGCAATCTATACTGAAATGTACAATAAATTTTACAATAAAAAATAAATAAAAAAAATAACAAAAAAATAAAAACTAAAAATCATGGCATTACAAAAAGAACAATGGCTGTCCGATATTCAAGAGAATCTATTCAAGGACAACGCAATCATCGCTCGTGCAACTAATCACGATGGATTCGTAAACTACAAAACAGTTCACGTACCACAAGCTGGAGCAAATCCAACTATTACTAAAAACTTAGGAGCATTTCCTGCAACTATCACACAAAGAACTGATAGTGAATTGACTTACTCAATGGACACTTATTATGTTCAACCTATCCACATTGAAGCTGGTCAAGAAACTGCTTTTTTATCTTATGACAAACGTATGTCTATTTTAAATCAACACGTTTCTACATTAGAAGATGTATTAACTAATAACGCTTTATACAAGTGGGCGCCAAGTGGAGCAACTCGTCAAGTAAGAACTACTGGTACTGCTGTTGGAAATGCTTTAGCACCTTCTGCAACTGGTACTCGTAACGCTATCACTTTAGCTGATATTTTAAAAGCAAAATCTATTTTAGATGCTGAAAATGTACCTGCTGCTGGTCGTGTTTTATTATTACCTTCTGATATGTATAACGCTCAATTATTAGCTATTGCTGATGTTTATCAAGCACAATCTTATGGTGTTTCTGCATTACCTTCAGGTGTTGTAACTCGTATTCATGGATTTGATGTTATGATCCGTTCAACAGTTGTTGTTTATGATAATACTGCTACTCCAGTTATTAAGGCTGTAAATGATAGCGGTACTCCATCTTCTGCTGCTGCAACTGATAACTTAGGTGCATTAGCTTACCATCCAAATTTCGTTGCTAAAGCAATGGGTTCTACTGATGTATTTATTACTGAACAAGTAGCTGAATACTATGGTTCAATCGTATCTGCAATGCAGTTATTTGGAGCATCTAAAATGCGCACATCTCAAACAGGTGTTGTTGCAATTGTTCAAGCATAATTATAAAATTACAGGGGAGTTATTGATTTAACTCCCTTTTATAAAAAATATTAAAATGACTTTAGAAACAGCAAAAGAATTAGCAAAAAACTCAATAGACAAATCAAACATTGTTATTGTAACAAGTGATAGTGCTATTTATTTATTAAGTGATAATGCTGAAATTGAAGTTATAAAAAATCATGCTGATTTAAACAAATTAGAAATGTTTGTTATAAAATCAGAAGAAGTGATTGAAGAAAAACCAAAAAAGAAAAAATAATTTTTAAAAATATTTTATAAATGGCAAATGACGTTATATTTAACAAAGGACAAGGCGGTTTAGGTAGACCTTTAGCTGGCACTGATTATATTTCAGGCTTACTATTCTACACAGCATCTTTGCCAAGTGGTTTCACAACTACTAACAGAATTAAAACAGTTTTCTCTATTGATGATGCTATTGCATTAGGTATTACAAATACTTCAATTGGAGAAACAAAATCAACTGCAACTTACTTAGTAACTAATAAAGGAGCTGTTGGCAATACTCATAAATTAACATGTGCAACTATTAATAGTGTTAATCCAACTGCAAGTAAAGCTGCTGCTGGTGTTGTAACATTATGTGATTATACTCAAGTAGCTGCTGACATTGTAACAGTTGATACTGCTGCTGCTCGTTTAGCTGCTGAAATTAACTTAGGAACTCCAACACATGGATTTACTGCTGTTGCTGCAACTGCAACTGTAACAATTACTGCTGCTGCTGGTCAAGGTTTATTTTTAAATACAGGCACTCCTTATGTTTCAACTGTTGTTGGTACATTAGCCGGTACATTAACTCAAAATGTTGTTGTAGGTGTTGCATCTGAAATTGATATACTTTCTTACCACGTTTCTGAATTTTTCAGAATACAACCAAAAGGTAAATTATATATCGGTGTTTATGGAACTGCTGATGCTACTACTTTTGATAGCGTAACTTTAATGCAAAACTTTGCACAGGGTGAAATTGTACAATTAGGAATATATCAAAAAACAACTGCTTTTGCAACTACTCAAGTAGCTACTTTACAAGCTGTTTTAAATCTTTTAGAAACTAATCACAAACCTATTTCATCTGCTATTTATCAAGCTGATTTTAGCGCTGTAACTGATTTAACTACATTAACAAATCTTAAATTATTAAGTGCTAAAAATGTAAGTGTATCTTTAGGGCAAGATGGTGATAATAATGGTTTTAAATTATTTAAAGCTACTAACAAAAGTATTGGCTGCATGGGTACTACACTTGGTGCTGTTGCCTTAGCAAAAGTAAACGAGAGTATTAGATGGATTGCTAAATTTAATGTAGCAGCCGCTGAATTTGACACTCTAGCATTTGCTAATGGTACTTTATATACAACTGTATCAGATGGTACTATTGTTAATTTAGATTCTTTTGGTTACAATTTTGTAAAGAAAGAAATTGGATTAGTAGGTTCATATTTTAGCCGTCCAAATACATGTATTGCATCAACAAGTGACTATACTTTTATCTATAACAATAGAGTAATTGACAAAGCAATCAAAGGTTTAAGAACTTTCTTATTGCCTTCATTATCTAGTCCATTAGTAGTAAATGCTGATGGTACTTTAGCTGAAGACACAATTGGTTTCTTTAATTCTTTATGTGAAAGAGCTTTAGAAGTAATGCAACGTGATTTTGAATTATCAGCATTTAGTGTTACAATAGATCCAAGTCAAGATGTATTAACTGATAATGAATTAACTATTGCAGTTAAATTAGTACCAGTTGGAGTAGCTGATACAATTACAGTTAACATAGGTTTCGCATTATCAATTTAAAAAATAAAAAGACATGGCATATCCAATAGTACCGTTAATTAACGGAAAATCATATGAGTGGGCTGATATAGTTGTAAACGTATTAGGTTTACCAATCATCGGAATTACTAACATTGAGTACGAAGAAAAACAAGGAATGGAAAATATCTATGGCGCTGGTCGTATGCCAGTTAGTCGTGGATATGGTAAAATAGAACCAACTGCAAAAATGACTGTATTAATGGAAGAGTTAGAAACTATCCAAAATGCAGCGCCATTTGGTCGCATCCAAGATATTCCTGAATTTGATATAATCGTTATTTATTTAGATGCTGCATTAATTACTCGTAAACATGTATTGAAAAATGTACGTTTTATGAATAACAAACGTGCATCTTCAAGTGGTGATACATCAATTCCAGTTGATTTAGAATTAATTATTTCACATATTCAATATTTATAATTTATTTATTATATTTGTAGAAAAAATACAAATATGAAAAGTCAAATTGAATTAGAAACTGAATTAGTTAAATTAAAACAAACTCATAAAGTAGTAAGAACTTTAGAAGTATTTTTAGATACTGATACCGAAGAAACTGCTACTTTATTTTTAAAAAAACCAGACAAAACAACACGTTCTTTAGTTAGTAAATTAGTCAATCAAGATAAATTTAGTAATGCAGTTGTAGCTTGTTTAAATGCTCTTTACATTGGTGGAGATGATTTAAAATTAGTTACTGAAAATGATGATGCTATTGAAAGTGCTGGAATGGGAGTTGTTGATTTATTAACTGTTCAAAAAGCAATTTTAAAAAAAAATTAGATTATTATAAAAAACAAATAGAAACGGATGAGATAGCAAGAAACAATGCGCTTATCCGTTTTTTTTATAGAGAAAATCCCGAAAGTTTATCAGATAGCCAATGGGCTAAAAGAGTATCGGAAATGGATTATTGCTTAAAATATCAAGGCACTAGAGTAGATAAAGTAAATGGCTAACAATTTAGAATACATATTAAGACTAAAGGATCAATTTAGTAAAACTATGCAAGGAGCTGCTAATCAAACAAAAGGATTAGATGGTAAAATGAATAGTTTAAAAAGTAGTTTAGGTGGCTTGGGAAAAATGGTTGCTGGAGCTTTTGCTATTGGTGCTGTTTTAGATTTTGAAAAAGCTGTTGTTGAAAGTTTAAAGAATTATCAATATTTTCATGCAAGTTTAAAAACAATGTTGCAAGGAAATGAAGGAGCTACAAAAGCATTAGAAGCGCAATTAGTTTCATTAGCAAAAACAACTCCATTTGAATTAACTGAAGTACAAACAGCGACTAAACAATTAATGGCTTATGGTTTTAAAGCTGGTGATGTTGTTGAAACTATAAGAACTTTAGGGGATGTTAGTAGTGGTATTGGTGCGCCATTAGGTGACATAGCTTATTTATATGGTACATTAAAAACTTCAGGTCGTGTTACCTTGATGGATTTAAGACAATTTGCTGGTCGTGGTGTTCCTATTTATGAAGTATTAGCAAAAAGATTAAATACAACAACTGCTGCTATTAATGGTTTAGCATCTGCTGGTAAAATAGGATTTAGAGATGTTGAGGGAGCGTTTAAAGATATGACTTCTGCTGGTGGTCAATTTTTTAATTTAATGGATGCTCAATCTAAAACTGTTGGTGGTCAATTATCAAATATGGCTGATGGTTGGGAACAATTAAAAGTTAAAATAGGTCAATCTCAAACTGGTATATTAAGCATGACAATCAGTTGGGTTAATGATATGTTAAATTCTATAAATGATGGATTAGATGCTTCTAATTTAATGGATACAGCGTTTAAAGGTCAAGAGGCTTTACAATATGGTTTCTATCAAAAATACATTGGTAATTTCGGTGATAAAATTAATTCATTAGCTGGTATTGGACCTATGAAAGGTGGTTATGTAGATATGCAATCATACGCTGATCAATCTAAACAATATGGTCAAGCTAAAAATATTGGAGAAGCTAAATTTAATTCAAGGTTTTTAAAAGAAATGGTTGCTGAATTACAAGGCAATAAAGAAATGGATTTTACTGAAAGATATAGAAAAATAGCTATATTACAAGAGCAGCAAAAAAACTTAAATAATTCAATAAATTTATTAGGAACTAAAGAAAATAAAGGAATAGCTGTTGCAGGAGCTGGAGGTGTTGATGGTGGCAAAGGAACTAAATCACTTGGAACAGGAAGCGAAGTAAGTGGTCAACGTCCACAAGCTATAAACATAAACATAAACGAATTGGTACACGAGTTAAATATTCAAACTACTAATTTAACCGAAGGAGTTGGAAGAATGAAAGAATTGGTTTCAAAAGCATTATTAGAAACTGTGAATGATATTAACTTAATTGCAATGGCATAATGAACACATACAAACCAAATGTAACAGGATTAGCTGAATTGATTTTAAAATCTCAAGGCGGTGCTGTTGCTAAAACACTTATACATAAATCATTTGTTAATTATAAAGAAGTAAGAAATGAGCAAGGGGATGCTAGTTTAGGAGCTGTTGCATACGATTTACAAAAGTCAAAGTTTGGAATGCAAATATTTGATTCCTTTACTTTTAATTGTACAAGTGCAAATCCAACTATATATACTGCAAGTCCTGAATTTGGAGGTGTTAATGTTGTTATATCAACTCCGTTTACTTTTGAAACTGCATTAATAGAAGTTAATCAAACTAAGAATATAGTTAAAACATCTATTGCTGGTAAAAATGGTACTGTTAAAGAGTACATGAGTGATGGAGATTTTATAATTAACTTAAAAGGTGTTATTGTTGGTGAAGTTGCTAATCAAAGACCATCTGTTATTTATTTAGATAAATTTATGGAATATTTGAGGGCGCCAATGGCACTACCAGTTACATGTACTTTTTTAAACGAATTTAACATAAATTCAGTAATTATTGAATCATATAAATATGGTCAAAGAGAGGGTGCAAGAAACATTATAGATATTGAAATAAATATGATTTCAGATACTGCTATTGTTTTAAGCACTAGCAAATCACAAAAAGATATATTCACACAACGTGCACCATACGTTCAAAGAGCAAGTTTCTAATGTTTCAATGCCAATCTTTAATAACAATTACATCCGCAGGAACTAATCGAAAAATTGATTTTACTTTTGTTCATTCTATTGAGATTGAAACAAGTTATGAAAACCTAACCGATACTTGTAAAA